GCATCGTCCGCGTTATTCATGGCGCAGGTTTCAACGGTGCATCGGCTTGAGCTTTTTTTGGAGGTAACGCAATGAAAACACAGGCTCAACAAAACTACGCAGCGGAACGACTCGACCCGCGCTGGCAGCGCAAGCGGCTAGAAATCATGCAGCGCGATAATTTCAGGTGTCGCGCCTGCGATGGCACAGAAAACACACTGCATGTTCATCATGCTTACTACGTCAAAGGACGTAAATGCTGGGACTACCCAGCTTTTGCACTGAAAACGATGTGCGAAGAATGCCATGAAATTGAACACGATTTTGCATCCGACCCACCGGACAACAATTCAGACATAAAGGAGTGGGAGTCCGAAATGGATTGGTTGTTGCTTGGTGACTCCAAAAATGCGGGGCAATTATGGGATCTCGCCGCTGAACTCTCGATGGCTTTTCGTGACGGGTATTCTTACTGTGATGTAATTGCAATAATCCGAAATACTCGAATCAACTAATGAAACGCTTCACCGATACTGACAAATGGCGTGACCCTTGGTTCAGGAAGCTCTCGTCTGGCGTGAAGCTGGCGTTTCTGTTCATCGTGGACAACTGCGACAACGCGGGAGTCTGGGATGCCGACATGGAGCTTGCCGACTTCTCAATCGGGATGGAAATTCCGTGGCAAAAAGTGCGCGATGCTTTGGGTGACCGAATGGAGGTTTTGAACTCTGGAAAGTGGCACCTTAAAAAGTTTGTGAACTTTCAATTCGGGAAGCTGAGCGAGGAATGCAAGCCTCACGCAGCCGTGATCAGGCTTTTACAAAAGCACGAAATTGAAAGGGTATCCAAAGAGTATCCAAAGGGTATCCATACCCTTAAGGATAAGGATAAGGATCAAGACAAGGACAAGGACAAGAAGGGGGATGCAAGGGGGAAACCGGAGTCGCGTGAGGCAGCGCGTGCATACGGAGCAGAAATCGGAATGACGGCGGATGCGGTCGATTCGTGGTTTGACCACTTCGAGAGCAACGGATGGAAAGTCAGCGGAAAATCGGCAATGAAAAACTGGCAGGCAGGGCTTCGCAACGGCAAACGAATGGCGGAAAAGTTTGCGCCGACAAAATCAAACGGCACCGCCCCGCCGCGCCAAATGACGGCAGACGACCACGCCGAACAGGAGCGGCGCAAGGCAGCGTGCGACAAAGCCGCACGGGAACAGGCCGAGGAATTGCACCGGATGCTGGAGGAAGCAAACCGCCCGCCATGCGCGCCGGGTGAACTGGAGGAAATCTTCGAGGCATGAAAGCGAAAATCTCAGCGGCGGAAGTCTCAACCCGGCTTGCAGGCAACATGCTTGGCCTCGTCACCTACCTTTTGCCGGGTGGACGGCAGCAAGGCGCAGCGTGGCACGTCGGCGGCGTGAATGGCGAAAGCGGCAAAAGCCTTTCTGTGCATCTGTCCGGCACCTACGCCGGGAACTGGTGCGACTGGAACGGGCAAGAACAGAAAGGCGACGCGCTCGACCTTTGGTGCGCGGTCAAGGGCGTCTCGCTCCCGCAAGCCATCACCGAGGCAAAGGGCTGGCTCGGCATCGTGGAAGAAGCGCCGGCCAAGTCTTACACCCGCCCGCAGGACGACAAGCCCGCAATCAGCGCGGACGGAAGGGCGATGCACTGGATGGTGGACGAGCGGAAGCTCCTGCCGGAAATCGTGAATCGCTACCGCGTGCAAGGCGACGCTGAAAGGCGAGCCATCGTGTTTCCGTCCTACTCGCCAAGCGGCGTGTTGCTCAATCGCTCCTATCGGGCACTCGCGCTGGATGACAAGGGCCGCAAGAAGGTGTGGCAGGACAAGGACGCAGCGCCCTCGCTTTGGGGCTGGCAGTCACTCACGCCGGAGAATTACAAGGCCCGCGAAATCTTGATCTGCGAAGGCCAGATTGACGCGATGACGTGGGCGCAATGGGGAATCCCCGCACTCAGTATCCCGAACGGAAGCGGGCAAACGTGGATCGACTTTGAATGGGACAACTTGGAACCGTTCAAAACGATCTATCTGAGCTTCGACAACGACGGAAAGACCGAGGCCGCACTTGCAACGGCTATCTCTCGGCTCGGAAAGCATCGCGTGCGCGTGGTGAAATTCCCACACAAGGACGCAAACGACGCGCTGAAACAGCACGTCACGGCATACGACGCGCGGCGCTGGCTTGAATCGTCCGAATACCCGACCGTCGCGCACCTGTTCGACGCAGGGCATTTCGGAGAAGCGTGCGCGCGGGAGTTCTTTCGCACGGAGGAAATGCTCGGGCACACGATCCCGCAGACCGTGCATCATCGGGACTGTGCGCTATCGTTCCACTTTCGCCCCGGCGAGCTTACCGTGTGGACTGGAACAAGCGGCCACGGCAAAAGCAGCGTGGTGAATTACGCAATGATTCACCTTGCGATGCAGACGAAAAGGCCGTCGCTCATTATCAGCTTGGAAATGACCCCCGCGAAAGTTCTTCGCCGGATTATCATCGCCATCGGCGCGAGAGTAGCAAACGAAGGGGACGCAAAGAAAATGGCGCAAGCAATGTCGAAGCATCTTTTGTTCTGCGACAAGACGGGCGGCATTTCGCGCGACGTGCTTTTCGAGATGATCAACTACGCGCACGCGCGCTACGGCATTGCGCACCTCGTCATTGACTCACTCATGCGCGTGGAAGGCCTGGAGGAAGATTACCCCGCGCAAAACAAATTCGTGACCGACCTCGCCGAATACAGCCGCGCAACCGGCGTGCATGTTCACCTAATCGCGCACCCTCGTAAATCTCCCGGCGCAGACGCACCACAGGGACACGACATCAAGGGAAGCGGGCACATCCGCGACAACGCCGATAACGTGCTTGTCGTGTGGCGGAATATCGAAATGGAACGCGCAGTAGAGGAAGGCAAGTCCACCGCTGGAATGATACCGGCAAAAATCATCGTCGAAAAGGATCGCGAAGAAGGCACGTTTCGCGAGTTCTTTCTGGAGTTCAACACCGCGCTGCTTTGCTACGTCAAAAAGAAATAACCCAAACACATCCCACAATGACCGACCAACCCACACCCGAAACAGACGACTTCCGCCCGTGCCATCTCACGCCGAGCGACTGGCCAGCCTTCGCCCGCGCGCTGGAGCGCGAGCGCAACGCAGCCCGCGCCGAGCGGGATGAACTCAACAGGCAACTTTCTGTCGCGCTTAAAGGCAAGCGCCCTTACTCGTCGGAATTTGCGGACGAGACAATCGCAGCGCAGGTCAAGCGTATCGCGGAACTGGAAGAAAAGCTGAATGGCTGGTTTTCCGAGCGGGACGCACTCCGCGCCGACGTTGCGCGGCTGCGGGAGGCGATTGTGCAGACCATTGCGGAAGGCGGGAATGAGCTGCCGGAATGGGTGGAAGCAAAGCTGGAAAAAGCCCTCGCCGCCCTCGCACAATGAGCACCACCGACCGCGTGCTGCAACAGATTGACGCCAGAATCGCAGCAATCGCTGGCAACTGGCCTGACGAGTCTCGCGCGCTGCGCTGCCTCAAGACGGCGCTTGAGGGGCTGCTGGACGCCGAAGGATGGATTTCAGCCGCGCAAGATGACGCCTTGTGCGCTGAGTCGTATGGCCGCGCAGAACGCTACCGGGAAGCGTTGGAAGATTGCGCCGCGCGACTCACCGCCATCTTCGACCAATGGCAAAAAGACCGAATTGACGTTGACAACCAAACCGTTTAGGTTTTTACTCCATGAATGAACACGCATCAGCACTCGGAAAGCTCGCGCTCGGAAAAACTTCCGCGCGGAAAAAGAAAGCATCTCAGCGCAACGGACTTCTCGGAGGCAGACCAAAGAAAGTTTTGGAGCCGCGTAAAAAAAGGAGCGCCCGATGAATGCTGGAACTGGACGGCATCGCTTCACACCGGAGGCTACGGTTTATTTTACCAGAACCGAACAACCCTGCGCGCTCATCGAATAGCCATGTTGCTACTCGGAAATAACATCGAGAGTATGTGTGTCTGTC